CCTTGGTCGGCTGCGTGGTAGCAAATCCGAGCGATACACCGATGAGCACCGTTGCAATCACGCTCGCGACAGCCGGAGCCGGGCGCGTAAAGAAGGCGAGCACTCGACTCAGCTTCGCCCCAAACGACCGCTGCTCGGCATACGCGATACGGGTCCATACCTCACTCCTGAAACTTGTCGGCAGTGCCGGTTCATGCGCTGAGACTTTGAGTAGTTTATCTATATCTTGGGAATTCATCTTTTTGTGGGCTAATTCGGGCTGAAATCCGACCGTTATTTAACGCTTGTTTCCGGGTGTGGCAACTGAAGAGCACAATGGGATTCCATCAGTAAAACTCCGGAAAGGCGGCAAACCCTTTAATTTTTATGCATGGGAGGAATAGGAGAGATCACACAAGGGATTGCCGAGCAGATGGTGTTGAACCGAACTGGCAGGATTCAACGAGCGTTCCACCGGCCACACCATACAGCTCGAAACTAAAAAGCAAAATAGTCATGAAGACAATTACCAAGGCCATTACTGCACTCTCAATGAGCATGAGTTTCAAGCACAACAAACACTTCAAACAACCAAAGTTCTTCATCATCGAGTACTGCAGTAGAAGTCAAAAAAGTAGCATCAATCAAGGCATATGGATTGCAATTTTCTCTTTCTCCTGCTGATACAAGGGTGCGAGCGGCGATTCCGTTAGAACTAGCACGGGTCAAACAACGAAAAAGCCCTGTGGTAACCCATGAGAGCGGAGCCTCCTCGTCCCACCAAATTCCGATGTTGTGCGTTCCTGGTGCGGGGTCTCCTATCGTGCCTACTTCTCCCCCTTCGATTGACTCTGGATTTTGGCTCCAGTTACGGAAGACGCATTGACTGCGGTTAGGTAAGATGAATGTACTGTTGGTAAATCCATTCTTGACGCTATACCGTACCGAAGCGACCCGGGTGTGGCCGATATTCTTGTATTCCGGGGGAAGGTAGTCAAATACCGCTGACTGCTGATTCTGTATTGAGTTAGCAGAATTTGCACAAAAACACCATATGACCGTCCCTGGGTTTGCGACCAGGGTTTGAACGACACGCTTAGCCGCTAGATTGGTTTTCGATGAACGATTGCCGCCCAGGAGAAGAACAAGGCTATGGGTCTCGAGTTGTTCATCGACCATTTTCCATTGCGGTAGCTCCGTACCGTAGTTGAATGGATCCTCACGCTCGCGTTCAATCGCGGCTTCACGCCGCTCCCAATAATCAAGGAGCCGCTTGGGACCCAGGGCGATCTGTTCCTCGTTTGAGGGGACCGTCAGTATTGGGTGCGGAGACCATTGCAAACTTGCCATTTACTTCTATTCTCCACATGAAAATGCAAAAGGAAAGGCGGTGACCGCAATCGGCAAGAATCGTCTCGTAAAGACTTTGCAATTGCGGAAATTTTTTCGTTTCAGATAATCGGTCCAAGGATCCGGCGGCCGAAAAATTTGACCCCCCTCCCCCCCACCTGTTTGGCAGGAATCGCATAAAGTATCTCATAAGTCGTTGATAATCAGTAGAAGGTACTTCGCATAATAATTTTTATGTCTAATCGCATGTCATAGTGGCGGGTTTTTGCTCAGACTTTTTGTATACTTGCACCATTAATACTTTGAATCTTTTACGCTTATCAAAAGCCAGTGGCACGGACGCAAATAACGCCCGTTCGCACGGGGACCTGGCCGTTACCCTTCCTCGAGAAGGAAACGGTCCAATTCGCTCGAGTGCCACCAATTAATCACCCAACCCACCATCGCTATGCCAACCAAGAAAAAACGAGTACAAATCATCCCCGACAACTTACCCGCACTAACAACGCCAGAGGAGACCTGCCCTTCCCTCTTCACGGGAACCAAGCTCGCCGAGAACGACCCGGAGAAGTACGGCAGGGTCGTTCAAAAGCTTGCGGAGGGTATGGGTATGGTTCGCATCGCAAAGCAGGAGAAGATTAGCCCTGCCACGGTTTCTGCCATCAGCAAGCGGGAGCATCAGACCGTCGATGCGGTCCAGTCGTTGACGAGCGGGCTTACCTCTTATGCGAGTCAAGCTTGCCTCGAGCGGATAATCCAAAAGCTCGATGCGGATGAAATGCCGGCGGGCGTGTTGCCTATTTGCTTTGGCATCCTTCGGGACAAAGAGCGGGCCGACCTGGGCCAAGCTAGCACCATCATCGAACACAAAAGAACGGTAACGATTGATGATGTGCGAGCCGACTTGGAGGCAATGAAGAAGGAGGCGATTGATGCTGAATAAGCAAGAAGTTATTGACCTACTGTTGTTGTATGCTAATTCGAAAACCTAACACCGTGTTATTGCCTGTTCCACCAGGCCATCGTGCTGCTGATCTTAAAATCCAGTCAGCATAACTATTATAATGTCCCCCTCTTACAACTAAGTTATCACCTGTGTTAGGGCCAACTGGATCAACAACAAAAGTTTCTTCATACCATGAAAAATTATGATAGTAAGTGCTTGTTACTTCTTCAACATTTCCATGCATATCGTAAAAGCCCCAAGCATTTGGTGGATAATAACCCACAGATCTTGTCTGCGCACCAACACCGCCTCCAAAATTAGCATCAGTTTTAGTAATTGTTTCACCTGTTGAATACGGAGGGTGTCGCCATGCACCATCTTTGTAAGTTTTTACTCCTGCCTTACAGGCATATTCCCATTGTGCTTCTGTAGGTAAAGTAAATGACCATCCATCGGGGATCATGGATTTAAAATTAGAATTTATGTCAGTAAAAAAATTGTCTCTTTCCCAAGAAGTTAAAGTCGTTCTTGGTTGATTCCAAACAGTCTCTCCTAGTGACTCGTCATGTACATAAGAACTATCATGTCCGACTGTATACTGAAGAAGTGTAGTTTCATACTTGGCTAAATAAAAGGGCTTAGTTAATTGGACTGTAATAACAGGGTCTTCAAATCCTATATTTTCTCCCATTCTAAAAGTGCCAGGTTCTACTAAAATAAAATCCATTGCTACAGAACCATTTAGTTGAATTTTAAGGGTCGCTGGAAGTTCAGAAAAGTCAGGAGATTCTAAGATCAACACTTTAAATGATTTTTCTACTGACAAATTACCATCATCCGATGCTTTGACTCGTATATCAAGGCTTTGGTAATTTTGATATTCAAACTGCGTTGCAGTACGAAGTGTGCCGTTAGTGTCCATAGTGAACATAGTGTTGTTTCCATCGCCAGCACCATTCGTAAGTTCGTATTGAAGTGTATCTCCATCAGGATCGATTGCTTGAAAATTTCCAACAATTATGCCACTAGCTTGTTTTTGCAGAACAGCTAAATTTCCTTCATGGTATAAGTTTGTAGGTACTTGATTTGATGAGTCTTGGGTATTGTCAGAAGAACTATTAGAGTTGCTTGAATTATCTGTTGTATTTTGGCTATCGCTACTATTGGAGTCACTAGAATTATCGGCTAAATTAAATTCAGACCACTTTTTAGTACTATTTCTATAAATATAAATTTTACCATCAGAAGAATTGTTAAACGAACCTGAAAAATAAATCCAATCATTGGTTACAGCATCATAAACCCAGGGGTACTGTTTATAGTATAGCCACTCGCCTGCACCTGATAGGGACAGAGCAAGTAGACTAATCGAAGATAAAAATAGCCTCATCCTGCCGATAGAAGCATCCTTAGAAAACCAAGTCAAGCTAGCACCATCATCGAACACAAGAAGGTGGTAACGCTTGATGATGTGCGGGCCGACCTGGAGGCGATGAAGAAGGAGGCGGTTGAGGTGAAGGTGGAAGACTTGTAAGCACGGGGCTTCGCTTGCTGCCTTGGCCCTTTTTGTGCTGACGCCCCTTTTAGCCAAGCCCGCCGCGCTTCGCACTTCATACTTATTAGCCACATCCGTGGCTTACTTGCTTGATTGGAAACCGACACGGAAGCCTATAAAGCTGATGCGGAAACCGGGGGTGATGCTGCCGCGCTCCGCCGAACGCAGGTGCGACCCGACGCCGTTCCAGGAACCACCCCGATTGACCCGAAGCGAGCCCGAAGCCGGACCCTCGGGATCAGTCTGGGCACCGGTAAGATAGGTCGCCCTCCAGTCGCTGACCCATTCCCACACATTTCCGTGCATGTCAAAAAAGCCCCATGGGTTGGCCGCATACTGTCCCACATCACGGGTTTGCTTAAAATCATTTCCTGAGGTCCCACCTCCGTCCCAATTATAATTAGCACGGGTGGAATTAATATCATTGCCCCACGAGTACGCCGTAGTCGTTCCTGCCCGGCAGGCATACTCCCATTGGGCTTCCGTGGGGAGAACATATTTCCAACCGTTGGGCAATCGACCCGCTTTCTTCTCCATTTCTGTAAGTTTCTTGCAAAACTCAACCGCATCGCTCCATGAAACATTCTCGACGGGACGATCCGCTCCCTTGAATCTGCTTGGATTATTTCCCATCACTCGTTCCCATTGAGCTTGGGTCACTTCGTACTTACCCAAGTAAAAACCCTTGGTGAGCGTGACTTGGTGTTGAATCTCGTCTTCATCCCGCTCCGCTTCGCTTAAAGGATTGCCCATCATGAAAGTCCCAGGCTTCACCCAAATCATGCTCAAGTTAAGGTCGGGTACGGTAAAGTTCTCACCGGGCTTAATTGCAAAAGAAGCCTCCTTTGGGGCCTCTTCCTGCACGGCCTCCTTTTGGGCTTCTTCCCCACACCCAACCATCATCAGACCAAGCAACATTGTAAATAGTAAACGTTTCATTTGCCGACGCTTAACAACCTAAGCTGAGGTTAGCAACATTCGATTTTCCCCCTTTGGAAACCCCCACGCTCTATAACGCTATAACGCTAATGTGGGCGTGTCCATAGTGGGAGGCCCCTTTAGGGGGCTCTCCCACCGTAACGCCGCCCCATGTTATGGGGGCATCGCTACGCTCTATTTTACAGATCCTCTGAAAAAGTCAAGGGCGTGACCGCAACTTTCTGCTTCTGACCGCAAAAGCATGGTGGATCTTACTTGAACGGATAGTCGGGATGTTCTGACATAGGAGCATCATCACCCTGTTCCCTGGGGTCATCCCAATCAATATTTGGGTATGGAATATCTCGTTTCATCCGCACCGCCTCATAATGATTTGCCGCCCTCTTTTCTTTGAGAACACGCTCATCAAGTTCAGCATTACGCCTCGGCTCTTTTCTTTGCATAGTCTTGTCCAAGCAAAACGCCAGGGCGACATGACGGGCATCATATAATGTTCTGTTGGTCGGATCCTTCTTCCCAACATCCTTCAATGCATCCCTTACGAAAGTATCAATATCGCCAGGGCTATAATCCAGATCACTCAAAATGCCACAAAACTTTTGGATCAACGCAAGCTCATGACCTGGCTGGATCCTTCGTGGCCTTCCCTGCGATCGGTCAAAATTCCGTAGAATTTTGTCCCGATCAACCCGAAGATTATCATTGGTGCTTTTGTCAATTCGAGTCTTTAGTTCCTTTCGCAACGCCGACTTTAAGTTCAACTCAATGAAATGCTTTACTGGCTCCAAGGGAAATGGCTTGGCAATACCGTCAACGAATCGCTTACCCGCATTTCTTTGAGCGGCCTCCTGGGACTTTTCCTTCACCCGTTGGAAACCAATTTCCTTCCGGGTGCATTGACCTTCAAGGTCGGCCAAGACTTCCAACCAACCCCGAAACGCAGTTGTCTTGCCGTACTCCTCAAGCAAGCGATCAAGTTCGCTCATCCGCTCGAGACGGCTTTTCTCCTTAATGTCTTCGGACTTCTTAAGTTGCTCCAACCATTTTTCGTTGTATCGCTCAAGTCGCTCGGCTTTTGATAAAGGCTTCCTTGGAACCATCACCGCCTTAGGTAGCTCTTTAATCGGTGTTTCATATTGTATATCAACAATTGGCGTTTCAATGAGTCTTGCCAAGTTCCGTCGATCTTCAAGCGAAGGGATGTTTATAGCCGCCGTAGACAATCCCATGCCGAATTTTCCAAGGGAAGGAATGTGATGCACTAGTTCGTTCCGATTAGCAAGTGAAGCGACCCAACCTTCTTCTTTAAGCCTGGGACCAAGCTTGCTCATTACCTCTCTATACTCATCGTAAGCATTTTGCTTTTTATTAACCGGCTCTGGCTTATCCACCTTGAGCCGACGAGAGATAATGAAGTCGGCCTTTATCTCTTCAAGCTTTGTCTCACTAAGCATGGCAGGATACTTGAATCCTTTATCCTCCCGTCCAAAATCATTAAAGACAACCCAGTCTTTGGCGGCATCACCGTCAGCAATGTAAGCTATTTGCTCATTGAGCCAGTCTTTGACCACTTGGAAGGAATTGTACCACTTCTTCCTACCATCAAACCAATCGCAAATCTCATTAACCTCTTTGCTAGACATAAAGGTAGACTTCTTGGTCTCAATGATAGCTCGAATATACGGATAGTATTCTTGGAACAAAAGATCGCTTTTTTCAGCCTCACTTACGGCTTTGTCTACCTCACTTATGCATGTCGTATTAAGAGAAATACTTTCACCCAGGTATTTGTAACGAAATTTTCGACTGAAATACCTATGCTTGTCCGTTTTCGGTTTTTTCCACCAGGTAACATCAAATCCCTCATCCCTTTCGTGATCGTACGCAACCTCGTACCAACAATAAAGCTCGAGCCAGGGGACATAATTAATCAATGCGACCGAATGACGGTACATCATATTGAGCTTATCCCGATTTTCTTTGAAAAACTGAAGAGACTCACCAACCTCTGCGTGTGGCTCTGGAGAAAAAGCCTTTAGGGCTTTTTCATCTGCGAGCATCCACAACTCCGGGTTCTCGTCGTAATCTTTCTTTTGAATTGGAATAAAAGACTTCTTCTTTACAAAACCCCACTCGCCAGGATCAATCGGCGGCATTGTTTCATTAAGGAAGTACTCGCAAGCCAATCCCTTCCATGCATCAAAATCAGCCCCCTCTTTATCAATGTAAGTGGATATTACATACCAATGCATGACTGCCTGGTCGGCTAACTTCCGCAAGTCTCCATAAAACTCAGAAGTTGATTCAGTTAATTCAGTGTCGATCGGTGACCCTTCGACAAGACTAATGCCGTTTAGTATGTTCTTTAGTTCACCCGGGGTGGAAAGCTTTGCGGCGGCGGTAGTAGCTTTAAGCATCGTATTCATCATGGTCCTAAAAACACCGCTACCGTGAACGGTGTCTTCAGAAGGTACATCTAAAATTACGGCATTCGGATCAAGCGGGTAAAGATTGGATGGGTGAGCCCCTCCCGAATTGACTGCCCATGCATCAATTCTGGCAACCAGGTCAACTTTCTCTAATAGTTCGATGTAGTTTTTCGATTCCATATCGACAATATGTGCCGAATGTCCACATTTGTCAAGTTTTGGAATTGTAACAGTTCGATTTTTTTTCGTATCGCAAACCCGTATAAACAGTGAGCAAACGGCTTACTAGTCACTTTTTTTCAAACTTTTTTGCCCCAACGCCTTGAATTGTCTGGAATACTACTCTATGGTTGGAAACATGCAATCGTTACATAAATTATCGAATCGAAGTGATAAGCTACCGAACATACATGACCTTGTGTCCGCGAAGTATTTGGAAGAAATATTTCAAGTAACACACCGTACCATAAAACGATGGGAAGTCAAACATGGGTGGGAGCCAATTCGCATTAACAGTAAACTACTCCGCTATCATAAAAGTGAAGTAGAGGAAGCCCTTGGAGTTACCCTCGATCCACCCAGATGACTATTCAAGTAGACATAGGGGTGGACCCTGGTTGGAAAAGTGGCGGCTACACCATTTGCGTAGACGGTAAGCCCAAAAACATGGTCGCCTACAATCTAAACGACATTGGCGACTTCTTAGGACACCTCCATGAATACAAGGATCTTTCCAGGCGAATTATCCTCGAGGATATTCCGTTCTTTACCGGCCGCAACATCCCAGGATCCGCAGGAGTCAAGCTTGGCTATTCTGCCGGCATGATTGAGGGCATCGCCCTCGGCGAAAGGATTCCGTGCTACAAGGTGAAGCCAACGACCTGGATGAAGGGACTTTCTGGACTTAAAGGCAAAAGCTCGGCCGAAAGGAAAAGGACATTAAGGGGACATGCAACCCGTCTCTACCCGCAACTATCCCCTACCCTTCGCACGGCTGACGCAATCTTACTTACTCACCATTTCATTACTAATAAATCCTAACAAAAGGAAAAAATCATGGCTATACTAAGTCAAAATGCCGGCGGGCAAATACGCAGTTACGAAGTCCAAAAGCTATGCCCCGAGGGCGTTTACCCTGCCAGGTGCATTGACATTATGGATTCATTCGGAGTGGAAGAGCCATCCTACGATGACCCTTCCGTTAAAGTCAAAAAGGACAAGACTCGATTCTTGTTTTCGGTCAAAACCGCAAACGGCGTGGAGTTGGTCCAAACTTTTGAGTTTAACATCAGCGGAGCCCCCAAGTCTAACTTGGTTGCATTCATTCGCACCTGGCTTGGCAAAGCCCCTCCTCCTGCATTCGATACGAACAATCTTATTGGCGAAGTTTGCCAACTTTCGATTGCGAATCGTACCAGCAAGAAGGGAACTGCTTACGCCGCAGTCGGCTCAATAGCTCCTCTTATGGATCCATCGCAAGCACCTGCGGCTGATGCCATAGAGATTCCCGGTGGACCCAGGGCCGATGTTACCGTCGATCAAGGCGGTGTACATGTGGGTACGGTTGTCGTGTCAAAACCTTCTTCTCCCGAGGATGCCGGCAATGGCAGTACAAGTGGAAAGGATCCATTTTAATATGGCTCATTTCTACGATGGCAAAACAGGGGAGTCGCGTTTCGACGCGACTCCCTCCCAAGCCAAGGCTGAAGGGTTATTGTATAGCGTGAGCGAAATGTTCAAGCTTTTGGCAAAGCCCGGCCTCGAGGTTTGGAAGGATAACGAATTGGCGAAAGCCGCCTACAACGAGCCTCCCTACGAAGGCGAAGACATTAAGGACTTTACCAGGAGGATCAAAGCCGCCCGCTACCGTAATACCGGCGGTGCCGCTGAACTTGGAACCGCGATTCATGACGGAATTGAAACTGTCCTTCGCGGCGGTTCAGTCGATCAAATTGCCGAAGGCCTACGCAAGTATGTTGAGCCCGCCGCTACCTACTTCAAGGAAAAGGCATTTGCTGCCGATCACATTGAGAAGATAGTTGTGTCACTAGAACACGGATTCGCCGGAACCGCTGACTGCATCGGCCAATCCGAAGGCGGTATTCCATTTATTTTGGACTGGAAGTCGAAAAAAACGATTCCCGGCAAAACCGTTCAACCTTACCCCGAGAACCGTTGGCAATTGTCAGCATATGCGGTCGCCCACTACGGGGAAGACCGTGTTCTTAATAGGGAAATTTGGGGGTGCAATGCATTTATCAGCACAACTGAGTTTGGCGATGACGGGCTATCCAGATTCGAGGCCTTTTCATATGACCCCGAAACCATGGCCGAAGCCTGGGAGACCGCAAAGACCCTCTTCGACCTTCACCGCAAAGTTACTGGTTATGATCCACGCCAACGATGAGCAAAGGACCTCCAACGCCGATGGACGAGACGATCATCCTTGTGAAGAAGGGGGACAAATGGGAATGCCGTTACTGGAGCAGACCCATGGGGGCGATGCCTATTGGCCCGAGATTGGCGAGGAAGGATTCATTACCCCCGCTTGCGACTGTTGCTTCGACCCGAATGGAAGGTGTGGAGATTCAATCCATGTGGCAACAATGGCTCGATGCGAGGCCTCTGAGGAAATTCAAGAAACGATGAGTGATGATATATTAGACAGGGCTCGCACCGTCTGCAAAGACCGTGGCGAGGATTACGGCGACCCAACAACGGACTTCACCAAGATCGCCCGCCTATGGGATGTGGTATTCAGAACCGAAAAACCCATTACCCCCGAGCAAGTGGCCTTGGCGATGATTCTATTAAAAGTGGCTCGCATTACTCAAAATCCAGACTTCTACCATGCGGACTCAGTGCTTGATGTCGCCGGTTACGCAAATTGCCTCGAGAAAGTGGCAAACGATCGCGGATCCGACGAAACCGTTACCCTTGAAGAAATGAAGGATGCTTTCCCTGGAGAGGATCTATTTTAATGAAAGACGAGGAAATAAGGGAAACTGTCGCCAATCATACCGGCGGTGACGCTGAAATGTTTCGCGAGGGCTATAAGCGTTTTTGGAGAAAAAACATGCTTACCCCCAAAGACGGGGCCAAGGAGGACGGCTGCCCTCCTGGCACTACCAGATCAGACACACCCCGCTCCTTGATTTATGATGTTGATGACCCCGTCAACAAACGCCCGAAATTCGCTTTTTGGAAGCCAAAGCCCGAAGACCTAGATAGCAAATGAAAACAAAGCAATACCACCGCAAGCGAATTGCAAGCCGCCACAAGGCCCTCAATGGCATGAGAAGCAATGTCAAAGCCCCCTCCAACCAAGGCACACAGGGATAAAACGAAGCAAGTCTCCAAGTATCAATGCCGTGACAACAATAAATCCTGTCATAATATGATCATTACATTAGAAAACGAATGCTTTTTTTGCTACTTTCTTCTGCAAGCCTCTTGTTTACTGGCTTCTGTGCTTAAGAATATTCTTGACTTTTCGCGTCATATACCTTATTATTGTACCATGTTCGATATAAACCAAATCTATAGAAAGTGCCAAATGCCATCTACGATTGGTTAGAACAAAAAAGTAACAAATAGCAAAGAATATTTATCCCTAGTGGGGTAGCTACTGCTTTGCCCAAATTTATCAACAAATAGAGTCCAAATACATATGAAAAGAGTCCAAAATACTACAAGAAACAAAGCCGGTGACATCATCGTCTCAGTCGAGAAGATCGCTCGTACGGTTTTCCCATTTGCCTTCAATAATAACAAAGATCTTCCCCCTCCCACATGTAAGACTGTTAGACGAGCAATTTACAATCTTGCCCACAATTTTGACTTGTTCCCTAGCAATCTCAATCGTAGCGAAACAAAACGCAGAAAAGGCGAAACTCGCATCTCTGAAGTCGATGCACTTTCGATCATTAGAACAATGGCCACACCCGAGAAAGGTAGAACCCTTTTTCTCGTACCTAACGAACCAATCAATGCAGTTCGCCATCTTTTTGATGAGGAGGAAATTTCCTACATCCAAATAACGGAAGCTCGTGAAAAAGTAGTCGTTACACCCGCTCCCGACGATAACCCTAAACCAGAGCCAGTCAAAAAATCCGAACCCGATCCTATCCTTCAAAAGTTCAATAACGCTCTTCTTAAGAGTCACCATTCCTTACGCGAAAACTTTAAGGCGGGCGTAATACCCCATCGTCGATTGGTCCAATTGCTCATGAATAGCCTACAAGCTGATTTAGGCGAAATTGCGGGGGAATTGCCACAATGAGGGACCCAATGATGATTTGCTTGGAATTTATGCCAACCGATGCCTCTCGAGACTTAGGCATCGAAGCTGACCACTTCATTGAAGACGGAAGGCAATTCATAACGACCTGCGTTGCGTACGAACACCTATCCGCACTCAGCGAAGGCCTTTATAATCACGGCTACATGCTTTACGAAATTGAGGGTAATCTTGCCCATGTCAAAGTGGAAAAATCCACCGGCAAAGAATCACCCGGAAAGCCCATGGTCATACTTTCTTTTGTACAAAGGGATGAGCCCACCAGGCACAAAATTAATCCCATGCTCAACTAAGCTGATTTTATTGTAACCATGACAATCGCCACCACCGTACACCCCGCCTTTAGTCCGAGTAAAATCGGACAAGGCGGGAGAGGTTGCCCATATAGATCCTGGGGAGACCCCAAGACAGGTGTGTCAGCCTACATTAACAAAGGGCAAACCTGGTGGCGAAAAAAATGGGTTGGTTTCGAGAATGGAGTCTGGGGAAAGCCCAGGACAAGGGTTCTTAGTTCCCTATCATCGAACACTCGTACCAACCTACCAAAATCCGAGAGGGGGCGTGGTGGCCGTGGATGTCACGGCTCGGCTCTGTTATTGGCCTCTGAATCACCCCTCTCGGACCACTTTTAAAAAATACCGATAACCATAAACAGAAAGGTAAAATTATGAGCGATCAAACGCTACAAACACGCCTCCGCGAACTAGGCTATAAGCTCGCAACCGCTGAACGCTACGGAACCACGAAAGACATTTCGGGGATGCAAAACGCACACCGCGTTCTCTTACGCAAATTCTACAATGGAGCCAACTGATGAGTACGATGTTGAGACAAATACCGTCATGGCCTTGGCCTGGCTTTACGATTGTGGCAAACGAGGTGAAAACAACTTCGAGGTTCCCTGGGACTGGAGGATAGCATATGAGCAAGACGAACGATTACGAAAAGAATCTAAACCAAGCTCAACTCATGGCTATGGAGATGGAGGAATTATTGGAAAAGAAGCTACCTCAAGAGATGGTTAAAGCCATAGGCCTTGACGAAGACGAGTGGTTTGCCTCCCAACTTGGCCCAAAGGACCTACAAGAGTATAGGGACGCAAAGGTCGATATGCTTCGCCAACAACAACAAGTCGCGGCGATCGCAAATTCCATTGAGGCTCATGAAGGAGCTTTGCAATTTACCCTTGAGGAAATTGCGAGCAAAACCGGCATGAGCAAAGAGCGTGTTCGCCAAGTAGAGCAAGATGCAAAACGCAAAATGATCAATATTGGTGATTTAGGTGAGTCGATGGATGATGCAAGAGGAAGGGAAAGAGAAGCTCCTGGCGAAATTTACAACGGTATGAGTCGCGACGGAGCAAGATCCAACTCAAACCCCAAAGGTACCTACTGATGGCAGTACTAGGAGAACCAATTCACCGCAGATTCGTAGCCCTCCTCGAGAGGGCTACGAAGGAAGGTTGGGGTTATCATGAACAAATCATCCATGCCGCCCGTCTATGTAAGTTAGCGGGGGTGGATCCCGAGTATGCAAGTGAACTTATGGAAGAGGCGGGGGACAATGTTGAACGCAGGTCACAACAACCTGGGGAAGTTAGGCGTGTAGTGAATTGGATTTACAGCAACGAAGCCGAGTTTCGGCCATACGAGATTCCCAAGGAGGGAGCGAAGGTCGAGCCAAAGCTAATTACGGAATTTGCCAAGGGCGGTTCGATTAAGGATCTAATGAACAGATCCAAGCCCATACCGCAATCTGCTCCCGAGATTTTGGGTGAATTGTACAAACCCGATTCACTCCTTCACCTCTCTCCGCACCACTGCCAACCCCGTGATGTTAAGTCCTGCAAGGAGTGGTGCGAAAGCGATCTTTCCGACCGTCAATACATTTGCCCCGCTCACTTAAAAAGTCGCGAAATGGGCAGGTGTAACGCCAATGTCGATTTTCGCCATTACATCGTTTGGGAGTCTGACCGAGAAGGCCTCGCTTCCAACTGGGATGCCCAAGCCGGCATCATTACCAAACTCGCTGAAAGCCTCCCATTAAAAATGGTCTGTTTCAGCGGCAACAAGAGCCTTCATGCCTGGTATGACTGTTCGACCCGCCGCAAGGACTGGGTCCAAGACTTCCTTACCTTGTGCGTTCAAGTGGGGGCCGATCAAGCAACATTAAGAGTAGCTCAGTTGGTAAGAATGCCCTGGGGCATTCGAGCCGATAACGGGCGAACCCAAAAACCTATCTATTATGACAACTGACGATTCCATTAATTTCCTTCAAACCCTCGCCAAAGCCGAAACCTGGTCCGAAGCTGACGATCAATCGTTTGCTTGGAAGCCACCAGAGGAAAACCATATCGAGGTTGAACCAATGAAGGACGGATTGCCCGACATCGTTTCTGGCGACAAGTTTCCCAAGCAATATGAGCTTAACAAGCGAACCCCTTTGGTTGAAAATTTCTGCCGTAAGGGTGAAGTAGTCTTGCTAACCGCCGCCTCAAAAATGGGTAAATCCTGGTTTTTTCAAAACTGTGCAATCTGCATTGCCGAAGGTATTCCGTTTTTGGGTCTCGAGACGGCAAAATCGGATGTACTCATGCTTGACCTTGAGCTTTCCCAAGCTGACGCGATGGACCGCCTTTGGTCGATCAGCCTTGAGATGGGATTGAAGAGCCCACCTAAAGGCCTTCACCTTTGGAGTCTTCGCAAGTACTGCTACGACATTGATGTAATCTGCAAAACCTTACACAACCGCTTGGTCGAGCTTCCAAAGCTATCGGCAATTTTCGTGGATCCGATCTACATGCTCGCCCAAAGCGACAAGTTTGACGAGAACAGTTCAGCCCAATGCACGATGCTTCTTACGGAACTTGAAAAGATTGCGGCAAAGAACGATTGCTCCCTTTTTCTTAGCCATCACTTTCGCAAAGGTAACATGGGCAGAGAAAGCCATATTGACCGTGGTAGCGGATCTGGCGTTTTCGCCAGGTTCCCCGATTGCTTGGTTTCTTTGTCGCCTCATTCGTTGGCCGGCCACGCAATCTTTGAAATGACGAGCAGGAGCCAAAAATCCCCCCACCCTTTTGTCATCAAGATGACTCCACCTGTTTTGCAGTTGGCAGAGAACGCCGACCCTTATGCTCACCGCCGTTACGGGGACCGCCCCGAGGCCGAGATTACGGATGAAACCATTCTTGAAATTATAAAGCCCGGCGTAGCTTTGACAAAAACCGAGTGGTACTCAAAAGCCCGCTTGGAAGGCGTTGATCAAACCAACTTCGAGACTCACTTCAATAGCCTACGATCAAGCGGCCGAGTAACGGCCGTTGATCGTGACGGCGTTACCGCTTACACCCTAACCATCCAATGAGTAATCCGAAATACGAAAGGCTTCTTACTCGAGAAGAGGTTTGCGACATGCTTCAAGTGAGCAAGCGTCAGATTCGCCGAATGGAATTATCGGGGGCGTTGCCCAGGGTAAAACTCAGCTTCCAAAACATTCGCTACCTCAAGAAGGATGTCGAAGACTTCATTAAAAGTCGCAGGGTCGAGCAATCTTACTGACTGCAAGTCCCTGCTGAGACCGCAATAAGGACAATAGAAAGTGTTGCACCGATAAGCCCTATAAGGTTATTGGTGTAGTCATATGAAATATTCTGCTTTGTTTATTTTAGTTATACTAACTTCCTGTGAAAAAAAATATTCTGTGGAAGAAACAGAGGAAGCACTTGACTCTTTAATTGAGGAGCAAAAAAGCCTTGAAACCCCATTCGATAAGAATCTGCAATTAGCAAGGAAAGGGGATGCAACAGCAATGTTCAACCTAGGACACTTTTACTCGAAAGGAAAAGGAGTAGAAGCAGATGATAAAAAAGCTTTTGAATGGTGGAAGAAAGCAGCAGATTTAAATTACACAAGTGCGATTCACAATGTTCTTTGGGCATACCAAAAAGAAAGAGGAGTTAAAAAAAATAAGATAGAAGAAATGAAGTATGTCAAACTATCTGCTGAAAATGGTAATGAAAGTTTGTATCTTTATTTAGCTTTTCAGTATCAATACGGAACAGGAGTCATTAAGAATGAAAAACAAGCTTTCAGATGGATCAGTAAAGCATATGAAAGTGGTAACAAAAAAGCAGTTTCCTTTCTCGCAGATTGCTATGACCGAGGGACAGGGGTT